AATCTAATTAACAACTTTTTTGTAGTTTAAAAACAATTTTAAATTTTGTATTTTTACGAAAATTTTATATTACTTTAAAATATGGCCTCATTCTTTGACCGATTCAATTTTTCAAAAAAAAATCAAAATACAAATAAGGAATATAACAACGCAATTTACAATTGGTTAGGTAATTCTGTTTTATGGAATAGAGAAAATGACGATTCCTATATTACACAAGGTTATCAAAAAAACGCAACAATTTACTCGCTAATTAACTTGATCACAAAAGCGGCAACAACAATTCCTTTCCAGGTTTATGAAAAGACAAGCGAAAACGATTATAAAAGATATAAGGCTTTAACCTCCGGAATTATGGATGCGGCGTCTATACAAAAGGCGTCAATTTTGCAAAAAAACGCATTGGTTGAATTACAAGATACTGAATTACATAAAATATTAGAGCGCCCAAACCCGGCACAATCTTATAATGCTTGGCTAACTGAATTAATTGCTTTTGGTAAATTAACCGGTAACAGATACATTTACGGAATTGGCCCCGATACCGGTGCAAATGTTGGTAAATTTACAGAGTTGTATGTTATGCCGTCGCAAGTGATGGAAATAATATCCAACGGAATTATGGAGCCGGTTTCTCAATACAAATTAGAATACAACGGTACAAAATATATTGACGCCTCAGAGATATGTCACATTAAAGACTTCAATCCTTACTATGATGGTACTGGATCACATTTGTACGGACAATCCCCATTACAAGCCGGTTTACGTTCATTAACAACAAACAATGAAGCGGTACAAACAGGAGTAAAATATTTACAAAACCAAACTGCAAGAGGGTTATTAACTTCTGAAATGGGCGATATAAACGAAGTACAAGCGCAACAATTAAAAGATAAATTTAGACGTCAGCACCAAGGCTCGGACAATGCCGGAGATATTATTATAACTCCAAATAAAATGTCTTGGATTAATTTTGGTTTAAACGCTTCAGATATTTCTTTAATAGCACAATACAACGCCTCAATAAAAGATTTATGTAACATTTACAATGTGCCAGTACAATTACTTAACAATACAGATTCTTCTTCATATAACAATATGAAAGAGGCAAAAAAAGCATTGTATCAAAACGCAGTTATTCCGGAACTGATAAAAATTAAAGACGAATTAAACAGATGGTTAGCGCCTAAATATGGTGACAAACTTTGTATTGAGTTTGATTTTTCTGTTATTCCTGAATTGCAAGAGGAAACGGACAAGGTGGTTGATCAATTATCTAAGGCCTGGTGGATTACTCCAAATGAAAAACGTGCTGCAATGAATTACGGAAAGGATGAAGAAAATACAACGTTAGACGATTACTTTATACCGGCTAATTTAATTCCTACAAATCCAAGCGAAATTGATTTGCCTATTGACGCAATAGATGTTGATGTAAATAAGTTTTTAAGCAAAAAAAAAACTAATTTAGAGAAAGCCGAAACGTTTAACAATTATCCTCAATCTGCAACCAACAACGCTAAAAGGATGATTGAATGGCGTGAAAAGTATGGGCGTGATGTTGTTACTGCCGGAACTGATGTTGGTTGGCGTAGAGCTTCGCAACTTGCAAACAGAGAAAACATTTCCTTAGATGTTGTTAAAAGAATGGCACAATTCAACCGCCACAGAGAAAACGCAAAAATAGATCCTAAATATAAAGGAGAGCCTTGGAAAGACAACGGTTACGTTGCCTGGAACTTATGGGGAGGAACTGCCGGTGTTGATTGGGCAATAAGAGAAGTAAACAAGTTAAAAGAAGATTAATTGAGGTTAGATAAAGACAAATGGCAAAAGGCTTTTGAAAAGCAATTAGACAAGGCCGAAAAAAAACAATTATCTAAAGTAAGGCGATACTATAAAGAGCAATATTTTAGAGGCGTAAATTCTTTTTTATCTGCAAACCAAACAACCTTTCAATTATTATTTGATACAAGTGATATTATAAAAATATATCGTGATTTATACGAGGATATTGGTTTACAATTTGCCAAATGGTACGCAAGAAATTTTGACAAGTATATTAAAAAGGGCGTAAATCCAAACCAATTTATTGATCAATGGTCAAATACATTTGCATCTTTAGGCTCTGCCGTAGGCGCTGAAAGGGTTACTTTAGTAAGCGGAACGGCAAAAGCAACGCTTGTAAAGGTTACTCAAAATCTACTTACTGATATTGATTTTCAAAATTCAGGTATTGACGAAAAAACTAGAGTATTAAGAAGCCAATTTACAAAGTATTCTACATTTCAGGCACAAAGACTTGTCAGAACAGAGGCAACAAACGCCGCTAACTTTGCAACATTAAAATCTGCAAACACAATATTTCCGGCGGCTGATATGATGAAAGAGTGGATTGCTTCTTTTGACGACAGAACAAGGTCTACTCACGCCGAAGCCGGTGCAAGTGATCCTGTTCCTCAGAATGAGCCTTTTATGGTTGGAGGTTCTTTAATGATGTACCCAGGAGATCCAAGTGGCCCATCAAGTGAGGTAATTAACTGCCGTTGTTCTATTGCAGTATTTCCAAAAGAAACTGCCCAAGCGACAGGAGAAATTACTGATATTAACTTTGGTTTAGGTGGCGGAACTAGAACTGGTTATGGTTTAGGAGATTTTGTTGCAGATATAGGAGCGACTGTTGTTTCAGGTGTTGAGAATATTTCTGCAATAGCGCAATCTAGTTTAAAGAGTATTAAAGAATTTAAAGATGAGTTAATAAATAAATTTTCTCAATTTAATATAAAAGTAAACTCAATAAGAACGTCAAGAAGTTTATCAATTGATGATTATAATAAAATTGATGGTTTACTTGGTAATTTATTTTCTAAATATAATTTTGGAGCATTAGAGAATCAACAAACAGTAAAATTATCTTTTAAAAGTGGCGCTAGAACTTATGGATTTGTCGAGCGTTATTCTGTTAGTGGTAATTTAACTAGAATAAATTTAGGAGATTTAAAACGAAATTTAGATTCAAGAATTAAAGTAATTGAAAATAAATTTACTACTAGATGGTTTTCAGCAATTGACAAAGATAAAATGTTTTTATCAACGCCAGTTCACGAAATGACGCACGTTTTACTGCATAGTTCTATGAAGTCAGGAAATCAAAAAATAGCTTTAGATAAAATTAGAGAAATAAGAAAAAAATACTATGAAGAAATTAGGTCTTTAAGAAATTCAAACAATATAAAAAAGTATAACGACATTTATATTGGTAGATATGCAATGCATTCTTTAGATGAATTTATTGCTGAAGCATTTACAGAATATACTTTAAATTCAAATCCTTCAAAATACGCTAAGCTAATTGGAGAAATTATTGACCAATATTTAAAAAAATAACAAAAAATGGCAACACTAAAAGAAGAAAACAAAAACAACTGTTTTAATTGTAAAAATTTTAATGAGTTTCAAGGAAATTGTTTAGCCTTTCCTGATGGTATTCCTTACGGGGTTGGCACATTACACGAACACAACAAACCAATACCGGCACAAAAAAACAATATAGTATTTGAGAGAGGTTTGCCTAATCAAAACTAAAATTTAAAAAATCGTATATTTACAAAAATTTTTCTATATGAATACAATTCTTTATAAAGCGGCTCCAGTTGGTGAGTTAATTGATGCGGATGAAAAGGCCGGAATCATAAAAGGGTACGGAAGTTATTTTGGAAACAAAGATTCTGATTCTGATATAATTATGAAAGGCGCATACAAAAAGACAATTGCAGAGAATGGCTCTAGGGTTAAATATTTATATCAACACGATATGAATCAACCTATCGGTAAAATGACTGAACTTTATGAAGATGAAAAAGGTTTAGTTTTTGTTGCAGAGATTGCTAAAACGCAACTAGGAAAAGATGTTGTTGAATTAATGAAAAGCGGAGTAATAACTGAAAATAGTGTAGGTATATTGCCAATTCAAAAGCAAGACAGGGGAGATTATAGAGAAATCAATGAGGTTAAATTATATGAAATTAGCGCCGTTACTTTGGCCGCTAACGATCAAGCTAAAATACTAGATGTTAAAGGAAACGTAGATTTAGAGAAAGTTTCTAAAAGATACGATAACCTATCAAAACTATTGCGCAAGGGCGAAATTTCAGACGAAATGGGTTACGCTATTGAAGCAGAAATATTAAAATTAAAATCATTATTTATTGAGTTCACGAAGCCGAATGAAATTATCACTTCGCCGAATATTGAGGTAAAAAACAATGATTCCGAAGTGTATAACTATTTATTAAATTCTTTAAATTCGTAAAAAATGGACGAAAAATTAAAAGATCAATTAGACGGAATAAGTAAGTCAATTGATGCAAAGATTGAAAAATCTAATTCAGACGTTGTAAACAACGTTGTTGAAAAAGCTAACGAGATTGTAAAATCAGAGGTTAGCGGAATGGCTACTAAATTAAATGAGCGTTTAGACGCTATGGAAGTAGCAAACAAAAAAAGATTCGAGAGCAACAAAAAAGTAACTTTTAAAAGTGCTTTAAAAGACGCTTTAGATAATGGCGCAATTGAAAGCCTTTCAAAAGGTAATTCAAGAAGTGCATCTTTTGAATTGAAAGCGGATATGACAACCGGAGCAGATTTTACCGGAGAGGTAATTGCTGCGGATAGAGT